GGCTATGGCTCTGGCTCTGGCTAAGCAAGGTTGCCCACCGGATGGATTGGGCTCCTCCCGGTCGAAAGGTGGGTAGGGTGGCGGTGGCGATCCGGCTAAACTAGCCGTAGCCCTAACCGGCGAAACCGCCACCCACAAGTTAGCCCTCGGGTCGCACCAAGGGAACGCCCAGCCGGAGGTGGCACAAAACACCGGCAGTGAGCGTGGGGCTTAGACTTCAACCCCAGAGCTGACCGCTGGCCTAGGCCGTGTTGGCGCACCCGCGATTCTTGCCACCCCCACCTAAGCTGTGATACACTGCCCGAAACCACATAGGATTGACCACCATGACGAATGCAACGATTAGCGGGATCAAGGGCGTGATCGGCAAGCCTGACAGCATGCCGGGCAAGGCCAAGGATGCGATGATGCAAGGCCTTCCCAAGCGCGTTGCAATGTCGACGACGCTTTCGAAGGGCCGAAACGCCATGCCCAAGGTCAAGTGATGTGCCGCTGAGTAAGGGCAAGTCAAAGGCTGCGTTTTCAAAGAACGTGAAAGCCGAGGTCAAGGCGGGAAAGCCCGTTAAGCAGGCGGTGGCCATCGCATACTCTGTGAAGCGCAAGGCGAAGGGGAAGAAGTGATGGCAATGAAGCCCAAGGGCAAGCCGGCCCTCACCATGAAGGTCTACGAGACGTCCGCCGCCGACCGAAAGGCTGATAAGACTGGATCGAAAAAGGTTGGCGTATTGGCCAAGCAGTGGGAAGGCTCGGCGGCTGATCGCAAGGCGGATAGGGCTGGGATGAAGAAGGTGGCGAAGCGCAAATGATGGCAAAGAGCCAGTCAGACGTTGATAATCGGACTGTAAAAAGGGGGGCGGGCCGACCGACAACCTTCAACCCCGCATTGGGTGAGGAGATTGTCTCCCTGATGGCTCAAGGGCTTTCGCTCGTAGCCGCTGCTGCTGAATGCGGCGTTCACAAAGCGCGGGTGTATGACTGGGAAAAGGTCCATCCCGAATTTGCCAATCTCGTTTCCTTGGCGCGCGGGAAGCGGCAGCTCTTCCTAGAGCGTCGGCTCCTGACCGCAACCGAAGGGCCAGTGGTTACGTCCTCGATCTTTGCGCTCAAAAATGCTGCCCCTGCCGACTGGCGTGATAAGCAGGAGGTTGAGCATAGCGGCGGTGTGACTGTGACGCGCATCGAGCTTGTGGGCGACGATGGCGACAGTTAAGGTCCGCATACCTCCAAAGCTAATCCCCGTTTTTACCGGCGAGGCTCGTTATCGTGGAGCCTATGGCGGGCGCGGCTCTGGCAAAACGCAGAGCTTTGCCAAGATGGCCGCGATCCGCGCTTACCAATGGGCGATGGCTGGCGACATTGGTGTTATTGTCTGTGCGCGCGAATTTATGAACAGCCTGGACGAAAGCTCAATGGCTGAGATCAAAAGCGCCATTGCGTCCGAGGGCTGGTTGGCGGCTGCGTTCGAAGTGGGTGAGAAGTACATTCGCACCGCCGCCCATTTGCCGGGGCGCATCGAATTCAAATTCAGCGGCCTTGACCGAAACATTGACAGCATCAAGTCTAAGGCGCGCGTAAAGATCCTATGGGTGGACGAAGCTGAGCCAGTTAGTGAGCTAGCTTGGCAGACGGCAATTCCATCTGTGCGTGAACACGATTCTGAGATTTGGGTGACATGGAACCCGCGCAGCCGCCGATCTGCGACGCACAAGCGCTTCCGTGATCAAATGCCTGATGGCGCAAAAATCATTGAGCTGAACTGGAAAGACAACCCTTGGTTTCCCGCTGTGCTGGAAATGGAGCGCTTGCAGGATCTGGTGAAGCGCCCCGACCTTTACCCCCACGTGTGGGAAGGTGACTTTGAGCAGGTTGTGACCGGCGCTTATTATGCGCAGTCCCTAGCCGTCGCTCGACAGCAAGGGCGCATTAAGGCCCTGTCCGTCGATCCGCTCATGGAATACTGGACGTTTTGGGACATTGGAACGCGCGATCATACGGCGGTCTGGGTTGTTCAGTTTACCGGCGGGCGTGTACACTGCGTTGATTACTACGAAGCCGCCGGGCAGCCCTTAGAGGCGCATCTGGGTTGGCTGCGAGAGAACGGCTATGGCCGCGCGATCTGCATTCTGCCGCATGATGGGGCTAACGTGAACCATATCAGCGCTGAGCGGTTTGTCGACCATATCCGTTCGGCGGGGTTCCGGGCTGAGGTCATTGCCAACCAAGGCAAGGGCGCGGCGATGCAGCGCGTTGAGGCCGCGCGGCGCATGTTCCCCAGTGTGTACATCGATCCCGTGCATTGTGCTGGCGGCCTTGAGGCAATTAGTGCATACCACGAGAAGAAGGACGACAAGCGCGGAATTGGCTTAGGGCCTGAGCATGATTGGTCATCACATGGAAGCGATGCGTTTGGGCTAATCGCCTTGGGCAAGGCCGCATTCATCGACGCGCAGGAATACGACACGGGGGAAAGTTGGGCGCGCAATGAGCCTAGACCCCATAGCAGCACGGGGTATTGATGAGCCATAAGCAAACCCATGCCAAACTTGCATTGCCAGCCCTAAGCCGGTAAAAGGCGCGCAAAGGAGCCTCCTATGCCGGATGATGATAGCGAAGTGATGGAAAGCCCAACCGGCATGGACGATAGCGCGCAGGATGAAGCGCCGGAAGCTTTGACCGGTATCGCGTTCCTCGCCAAGATCGCGCAGGCGCATGGTGATATTTCAGCCCTGCTTGACGATAGCGCTTTAACCTCGCTTGGCCATGACGCTGTGCGCGATTACGAGCTGGATGAAGCTAGCCGCGAGGAATGGAAGCGCGGGGCCGAGGATGGCATTAAGCGCGCCGCCCAAGAGCGTGTGGAAGTGCAAAACCCACCGCCCTATCGCCGCTCGTTTGTGAATTACCCCATCCTCACCGTGGCGGCCCAGCAGTTTAACGCGCGAGCCTATCCCGCCATTTGCAAGACCGGCAATATCGTCAAATGCAAGGTGATCGGCAGCGACAAGGGCCGCCCGCTTGTTGCCCCTGACGGCACTCCGGTTGTGATGTTCAATGGCCAGCCTATGACCATGGGGCAAGCCCAGCAGGCGATGATGCAGGCGCAGCAGGCGGGGCAACAGATCCAGCCCCCTCAACCGGCTTGGAAGATTGCGCCGGGGGCGAAGCAGAAGCGCGCCGACCGCGTTTCGGATTATCTCAACGTCTATATCGAGTTCCGAATGGATGATTGGGAGGAGGACACCGACGACCTTCTCAACCAGATCCCGATTGTGGGCTGCGGCTTCCGCAAGCTCTGGTGGGACGCGCGCGAAAACAAGGAATGCGCCGCCTATGTGTCCGCGCTCAATCTCGTTGTTCCGAGCAGCGCGAAGACCCTGGACACATCGCCTCGCGTTACCGAGCGAATGCCGGACGTTTTCCCGTTCCAGATCCGAGAACGGATTTCGATGGGTCTTTACCGTGAAGTCACCCTGACGCCGACTAGTGATGATGACGAGGCGCCGCGCCTGCTTCTGGAGCAGCACCGCCTAGTGGATCTTGATGGGGACGGGGTGGATGAACCCTACATCATCACCATCGACCACGAGACGCAGCAAGTTCTGCGCATTGAAGCAGACTTTGGCCCTGATGACGTAGAGCTTGGCGAAGATGGTGGTGTGGTCCGCGTCAAGCGCAAATGCTACTACGTGAAATACCCGTTCCTGCCAGCGTTCAAGGGCGGCTTCTACAACACCGGTTTTGGCCACCTGCTTGAGCAGCTTTCGGACATTATCAACACTTGCATCAACCAGACGTTTGACGCTGGCTTTGCGCAGATTGCAGGCGGCGGCTTCATCGCTGCGGGCCTGCGCTTGCAGGGTGACAAGCGATCCGAAACAATGCGCTGGATGCCGGGCGAGTATAAGCAGGTCAGCGTTGCGGGCGGCGATCTTCGCGCGGGCATTGTTGAGCGCACTTTCCCATCTCCGTCGCCTATCCTGATGCATATGCTTGAGCTGATGCTGGGGGCCGCTAAGGACATCACCAGCGTCAAGGACATCATGACCGGGGAGGCCAGCAATCAGGCTCCTGTAGGCACCACGCTGGCCATGATCGAGCAGGGCTTGTCCGTGTTCACGGCGATCTACAAGCGCGTATATCGTTCGCTTGGCAAAGAGTTCCAAATCATTCGTGAGGACTTGGCGACTTACGGCAGCCAGAGCGTTGCGGATGATTACATGAATGTGCTGGATGATCCTGAGGCCGACTTTGTGAAAGACTTCGCTGAGAAGGATATGGACATTAAGCCGGTGGCTGATCCGACCAGCGTGACCAAGATGCAGCAGATGGCCAAGGCGCAGTTCTTGCTTGGGATGCGCGGGCAAGGCCTGAACGATATGGAGATCAACCGCCGCGCCCTTGAGGCCGCCGGGATCGAAGACATTAACGCGCTTATGCCGCAGGGGCAGCCGCAACCAGACCCGCTGATGCTTGCGAAGATCAAGCGCGAGACGACAGCGGCAGACCTTAACGTAGCCAATGCCCAGAAGGCGGCGGCCCAAGCAACGGAGATTGGTGTAAATGTCGGTCACAAACTCGGTGAGAGCGCCGATCACACTGGACGACTTTCAGATTTGGCAGGACAACCCGGTAACGCAATGGGTTTTGAAAGCCTTGGAGGTGCAGGCGCATCGGCAAATGCAGGCATGGGTGCAGGAGTCGTGGGAGAGGGGGGCGACTGACGCCAACTTGCTCTTGGAGCTGCGGACCCGTGCGGATTCATATCGTGCCCTTGGCGAAACGTCCTATGAAGGATTCTGCCAGGCACAAGACCAGACGCCAGTAGACGACGAGTAAAAGCCAAAGGAGGCAATGAGTGAGTAACATTCCAAAGCTGGAAGACTGCAAGCCGGGCATTAAGCCCGTTGGCTTTAATGTGCTGGTCGCCGTGGAGCCGACCAAATCCGTGACTGATGGAGGGGTACACCTGCCAGACCAGTTCAAGGACAAAGAGCGCCTTGTTCAGGTGCGAGGCCGCATTGTTGATGTTAGCCCCGCCGCGTTCGACTTCGCCGATTTTGGCGATCATGCCCCGAAAATTGGTGACGCCGTGATGTTTTCCAAGCTGGCAGGCGTAATGCCCGCGGCTTCCGATGGGAAGGATTATCGCCTTTTGCTCGACAAGGACATTGCTGCGATCATTGATGAGGAGGTGTTCGCATGATTGAGGGTGAAAGCTTTGGTTTGGCTCCGATGCAATACGAGGGCGGCCAATTGTGTGAAATATGCGATGCTTGTGCCAAGCCTAATGAGAAGTTAGTCCACCATGAATGGTGCAAACGTCATGAGAAGGATCACAAGCATGACTGATTTGACCGATCAGGAAGCGCCCGACACTGGCACCAATGAAATCAACACTGGCGAAGCTGACGCAGGGACGCAAGCGCGTGAATTGTCCGATGTTGAGCAGCTTGCCGCCGAAATGGGCTGGAAGCCTGATGGCGAAGGGGTCCCCGAGGAAAAGCGCAAGTCCGCCGCCGAATGGATCAAGAAGGAGCGCGAGATCAATCGCGGCCTCAAGCAAGATATGCGGGCGATGCGTGAGCAGCTCAACCGCATGGCCGAGGCCGGGACCAAGCAAACGCAGCGCGCCCTCAAGATGCAGGCTGACGAATTGCAGGCCAAGTTCGAGGATGCTGTGGCGAACCGCGACACGCGCGGCGCTGCGCAGGCCATGCAGGAATTGAACAACCTGCAAGCCGAAGCGGTGAACGCCGCCCCGGTGGCCAGTGTGGAGAAGGACTTCGCCACGCGCAATCCGTGGTATAACAAGGACGAGGACGCTACCGCATATGCTCAAGCCGTAAGCCAGCGCGAACACGCTAAGGGCAAAAGCCCCGCTGAGCAAATCGAAGCTGTGGAAGCGGCCATGCGCAAGCGGTTTCCCGAATTGATGGGTGCTGCACCCACAAAGGTTCCCGCCGCAGTCAATGCACCAGGCCGCGCCGTGCCAGTCAAGCGCGAAAAGAGCTTCGCGGACCTCCCCCCCGACGTAAAGCGCGCAGCAGAAAGCTACGCCAAGCTTTACAAGGAGAAGTTCGGGCTGGATCCTGAGCAATCCAAAACCGAATACGCAAAGGACTATTGGGCTGGTCAATAAGCTCAATCCCGCCGCTGCTTGACAATTGGCATGGTTCATGTATAAGGAGTTTAGATATGCCTAGAGGGCAATACGACCGCCGCGCAATTCAGGCTCAAGGCGAGAGGCCAGAGGTTGAAAAGCCGGTTGAACAAGCGCTGAGCAATCGCGCTACCGAGCTGCGCAGAGAGCGCCGCCGCCGTGATGATGGCGACTTGGACCGCATGGGCCGCATGGCCCTTTCGATCCCCCCAGAAGTTCGAGAGCGCTTAGAGCGCGAAGGCAAAACCGCCCGTTGGGTTCGCGATGCGTCTGGCCGACAAGCTGAAATGCACCGCGATGACTGGGATGTTACGCCGAATGTCGATCCTGTTGCGGAAGGCCGCGATAGCGAAGGCAAGCTCGTCCTGATGGAAAAGTACAAGGATTGGTATGAGGCCGATCAGCAGAAGAAGCGCGGGGTTTTGGACCAGCGCGACGACCACATGCTGAAAGGTATCGTTTCCGGCCCTGATGGCAGCGGTCAGAGCGTAGGTTACGTTCCGACTGGTAACAACATCTCTCGCAAAGCGGGGCTGTAACTAGGCCCCGAAAGGGGTTTATTTATGGCAAACTCGAATGCACCGACGGGCCTGTTGCCTGTCCGTTATCGCAATGGAGCGCCGTGGAACGGTCAGGCCCGCACCTATTACGTGCCCGCCACTGACTCCACGGCGCTTTTCATTGGTGACCCCGTGATTATCGCTGGTGACGGCGATGCTAACGGCGTCCCCACCGTCACCCGCGCCACTGCTGGCTCTGCTGGCCGCATTACCGGCGTTGTGGTGGGCTTCCAGCCTACCGCGCCTTTCCCCGCCAAGTATCGCGCTGCATCGACCGCAATGTATGTTCTGGTCGCTGATGACCCCGCTTTGCTTTTCGAAGTGCAGGAAAACAGCAGCGGGGCGACTTTGGCCGCGACAAACATCGGCCAGAACGTTGACCTCGCATCGGGCAGCGGCAGCACGGCAACCGGCTTTTCCGGCTTCCAGATCGCATCCAGCACGGCGGCCACCACGGCTACCCTGCAATGCCGCATCATCGCCCTGCAACAGCGTGTCGACAACACCATTGGCACTAATGCCAAGTGGCTAGTTGCAATCAATCTGCCCACTGAAACGGGCGCTGCTGGCTCGACTGGCGTCTAAAGGGAGTATTGAATTATGGCTGGCATTATTACTCGTTCCGCCCATCCCGACGCCCTCTGGCCGGGTGTCAAAAAGTGGTTTGGCCTGTCTTACGACAAGGTTCCCGCCACTTGGACGCAGTATTTCGAAAAGGGTTCTTCGGATAAGTTCCAAGAGCGCGTTTCGGAAGGGACCACGTTCGGTCTCGCGCCGTCCAAGGCAGAAGGCGCGCCGATCCAGTATGACAGCGACAGTCAGGGCTATACCTCTCTGTTCACCCATGTTGTGTATGGCCTCGGCTATATCGTGACGCAGGAGGAGCTGGAGGACAACCAGTATGACGAAGTGAGCCGCGCCCGCGCTGCGAACCTCGCATGGTCGATGCGCACCACCGCCGAATACGTCCACGCGAACACGTTCAATCGCGGCTTTGACACCAACTATGCCATTGGCGACGGCGCGGCGCTGTTCTCGGCTTCGCACCCCACCTTATCGGGCAACCAGAGCAATCTCCTGACCGCCGCCGACTTCTCGGAAGCGGCTATGGAGGACGCGACCAAGGTGGCTTGGCGCTTGGTGAACAACCGGGGGATCCCGATTAATGCTGGCGTCAAGCGCGTCATCATCAACCCCGAGGACGCTTTCACGGTTACCCGTGTGCTGAACTCGGTGTTGCAGTCGGGTTCCTCGATGAACAACATCAACGCCCTGAACGCCATGGGCATCGTTCCTGACGTTGTGGTGTCGAAATATATCACCGACACAGATAGCTGGTATGTGCAGACGGACGTTCCCAACGGCCTGATGAGCATGTGGCGGCGCGAAGTTGCCCTGTCGAAGGACAACGAATTCGACACGGACAATGCCAAGGCCAAGGCGACCATGCGCTTTAGCAATGGCGTGGGCGATTGGCGCGGTGTGCTGGGCAATACCGGCGCTTAATCCGTTTGCGTTTGAAGTCTAACTAGGAGGCGCGCCGATGCGCATTGTACCATACGAATACCGACACAACGGAGCGTATGGGCAATGCCAGCGGTGCGCCTTCAAGTATCGCCTTGATGAATTGCAGAAGGAATGGAGCGGCCTGCGTGTTTGCAAGAGCTGCTTCGACCCACTGCCCGACACGATGCGGACGCCGATTGCTTACCCCGAGGGCTTGCCCCGGCCCAACGCATCGCCCGAGCTTCCCAACATATTCATTGCCACCCCACTATCGTCTGAGGACGGCAAATATCTGGTGGCAGAAGGCAGTGGCCTTCCGATCTACAGCGAAGGCGTTAAGCCCGTCACCCCGAAGGATTTGTGATGCCCGACACCTTTACGCAATTCTCGCAATTCCTGGCCGAAAGCCCCCTCACCTCGACCGACCGCCTTGTGGGGTGGAAGTCTGGCGTGAACATTCAGGTAGCGCCCGATGATATTGCAAATTATGTGGCATCCTCCACTGCGCTGCAAAGCAAGGCCAATGCCGCAGCCCTTGGCGTGGCTGGCACCGCCGACAACATGGGCACATTCACCGGCTCAACCATCCCTGACAATGTGAGCGCCAAGACAGCCCTGCAATCGCTGGAAACGCCCCTCGAAGCCCTCGAATCGCGCGAAGTCGTCAGCGTCGCCAAATACGGCGCGATGGGCGATGGATCGGACCAGACGGCGGCTGTTCAAGCCTGCCTCACCGCCAATCCCGGCGCATTGATCCGGGTGCCTAAGGGCGTCTACTTCTATTCGGCTACGCTGTATGGTGCGCCCAACACGCAGCTTGTGGGTGATGATCCCGACAACACGATTTTCTATCGCACGGGCAACTATGGCTCGACAATCGTGTTTGGCTCATCAAGCCAAGGGGCGGGATCTTTCGGCGTCACGGGCATTTGGTTTAAGCATGGCGACTTCGCCAATGGCGCGACAACGATCAATTACCCGGTGACGCAGGGCGCGCATATCGAAGCTTTCGGCGCTCAAAACTGCAATATCGAAAAGTGCTATTTCTGGCGGATGCGCTTCAACATCGCCCTGCATGGCGGATCGATCATCCATATCGACAATTGCACGTTCCTCGGTATCTACAACACAGCCATTACGGGCGGGGCGGAGTGCATCGGATCGGTTTGGTGTGATCCATCCACCGCGCAGGGCAACGTCAAAGACTTGTTCCTGACGCGGAATAGCTTCTTGGGCGCGCTCACTGCCGTAGGAAATTACACTTACACCGATAGCAACGGGCATTCGGTCACAGTGAGTATGCAGAAGCTGGTAGGGCCGTTCCACACCATCCACGTTGAAGGCTGCGAGACGATCACCGCGACCAGCAACTACTTTGGTGGCGCGGCTGATGCTTGTTTCGCGCTTATCCCGTCCTCAGCTGGTTTCGTGGCGAATGTCCGCATCTGTGACAATCTTTTCGATGGCGCGGGCAACTGGCAGATTTATGCCCAACCGCAGACGGGCGGCCCCGCTATCCTTAACCTCACTATTGCCGACAACAACTTCAACGGCGAATTTCAGGCGTTGCATAGCATTGGCATCATCGCGCAGGGTTCTAACGCTGCCGTGTACACTGCGGAGATCACCGGCAATACGTCCAACGCGACCATTGGCGCGCCTCTTATCATCACCGGCCTTGTGGGCGGCGATATTAGCAACAACACCTTGGGTAATTATAACTGCCTTGGGGTAACGCCTTCGTCACCGATTGACGCGCAATTCGGCGCGGCGGGGTATATCAGCAACGCGCCGGGGACTAACGGCAAGATCAAGCTCGACGGCAACACCATCGGCGGCGGGGGCAATACCCTGACCGATACAAGCTATTGCTGGCTTCCGTTTTACAAGGATTCGGCGTCAACGGCGGTTCATATTGGTAAGACGACTTACATGGGCGTTGCTGGCAAGGTCGGCCTCTCCTACGACAACCCTGTTTTCGTCACCGGCACGACCTACACGGCCAATGCCTTCGACCGGACGCTGTTCTGCACCAACAGCGCCGCGCGGGCTATCACGCTGCCCACTAACTGCCCCGAGGGTGCGGAGCTGATGGTCAAGGACGTTGCTGGCACGGCGGGAACGGCGAACATCACCGTGTCGGGCGGCACGTTTGACGGGGCATCCTCGGCGGTGATCTCCACCAACAAGGGGGTGCTGCGGCTCAAGTGTGCCGGTGGGTCCGTTTGGTATACAATGTGAGGGGGTTTGCATGACAACTTCTGGCGCCATTAACTCCTTCATGCTTGCCTCGGACATTGTGACACAGGCGATGCGCGAGATTGGTCTGCTTTCGGCAGGCGAGATTCCCACCGCAGAAGAGGCGCAAGACGCCCTTCGGCATCTAAACTGGCTTCTGAAAAGCTGGCAGGCGCGCGGCGTTACATCATGGCGCGATACGCCGGGAGCAGTCACGTTTCCCTCCGGCACGGCAACGCTGGTGCTGACACCATACTGCCTTGACGTTCTCGAAGTGCGCTTAGTGCAGGGGCCGGGCTATGAGCGCCCACTGCAACGGTGGATGCTTGGGCAATATCGCCAGATCCCCAACAAGGCTATTCCGGGCTTCCCCACGGCCTACACGATCAGCAAAACCGACAACACAATCAGCATGACGGTTTGGCCTGTGCCCAATCAGGCGCTTGTTGTGAACTACAGCTATACGCGCATCATTGAGGACGTAACGGACGGCGCGCAGACCATTGACGCGCCGCAGGAATGGACCGAGGCGATCTACATGGGGCTGGCTTCACGCCTGCTCAACTCCTACGGCGTGGCGCGAATAGACCCGGCTGCAGCGCAGCTTGTGATGCAGAGGGCTGCCACGCTTGAGCAGCTTCTCCTTGACGCAGACCGCCCCGCTTCGGTCTACTTGGGTTCAACCTATGGGCAGTCGTTCTAATGTTCATCCCCTACGGCATCCAAACCTATAGACGCCTTGACCTTCCGCAGGTCGTCTTGCGCAACATGTTTGTGGAGGATGCAAGTTCTGTGCCAAATGGCATGATTCTTGTATCGCGCCCTTCTTTAGTTGATTACGCTACATGGGGCGATGGCCCTGTGCGCGGCCTGTTTTACCAAGGTGGGGCGAAGTTTGGCGACACGCTCTTTTGCGTTTCTGGCGACAAACTCTATGGAAACGGGGTTGAAATCGGGACAATCCCCGGTGTTGATCGCGTGAAGATGGCCATGGCCGACGCTATTCTCATGATCGCCAACGGTGCGGGGATTTATACGTGGGATGGCGCCACGCTTGCAAAGGCATCGTTCCCCGATGACGCAGGCGTTACGGACATTCTCTATCTGGCGGCCTACGGCGTGGCTGTGCGCAAAGACAGCCGCCGCATCTATTTCGCGCTCGATGTAACCACGTGGGATCCGCTTGATTACGTCTCTGCCCAGCAGTCCACGGCGAACCTTGTCGGGATTGCCGTGGTAGTCGATCAGCTATGGCTCTTTTGCCAAGACCATACCGAGGTCTTTTACGCATCCGGCGATAGCACCGCTCCATTCCAGCGCGTTCAGGGACGCGTGTTCGACAAGGGGTGCATGAGCCGTGACAGCATCGTGCGCATGGACAACTCTGTAATTTGGGTAGGGCAAGACGGCGTAGTCTATCGCGGCTCTGGCGTCCCTACGCGAATTTCCGATCATGGCATTGAGGAACGGATTGCGGAAAGCGCGCCCGGCGATCTTGTCGCGTGGTCCTATACGTGGCGCGGACATCTGTTCTACGTTCTGCAAACGACCAACAGCACCGTTGCGTATGATTCCTCAACCGCGCACTGGCATGAGCTGGGAACGTATGGTCGGGCACAATGGGAGGCGTTTTCCGGTGTGAACTTCGCCGGGACGATTGTTTGCGCGGGCGACCGGAATGGGCAGCTTTGGGAGCTTGACGATTCTGTTCACCATGACCTGTCTGGGCCACTTGAGCGCGTGTTCACGGTCCTGATCAATGAAAACGTGATTATCAACAACCTTGCCATGGACTGCACCGTGGGCACTACGGCATCGGCCTCAAGCCCGCCGGGGGTTATTGAGTTGCGCACCTCGCGAGACAGCGGCAATAACTGGACGCAATGGCTTCCTTGCAGCATGGGGGTGCTTGGTAAATCCCGCACCTATGTTCGCTGGCGCCGCTTGGGTTATGTGGATGAAGGCAACATGGTGATTCAGGTGCGCGTGACCGATCCGGTTCTGGCCCGCATGTCGTATTTCCGACTGAACGAAACAACAGCGGGGCGTGGTCGTGGCTGAAAATCTCCCTCTTTTGCCGCCCATGCCTATTGTGGATTCGTCTGGCGCACCCAATGGGCAGATGATGCAATTCTGGCAGCAATTCGCCAACCAGATCACCAAAAACATCACCGCAGCGGCAAACGCTCAAAGTTCCGCCAATGGTGCGCTATCGACTGCGCAAAACGCCCAAACCACGGCAAACTCAAAGCTGGATAAGGCTACCGCAGATGGGCTTTATGTTCACCAAGATGCTACCCCGGCATGGCAGACGCCAAGCGGAACATCGGCGCGGGCGACCTTTGCCGCCTACAGCGCCCCCACCATCAGCAACCCGCCTACGCAAGCGCAGGTGCAAGCCGTGGCCGATGCGCTGCAAACTGTGAGCCAGCACCTTGTCGCGCTTATCACCGACTTGCGGGCAAGCAACACCTTGACCTAACCGCCCTTGCAAAACTCATGTCAATAGGTTAGTAGGGCGTCAGATCAGGCCCACAGATGGGATTTAGACCACAGAGGGCTTGATGAGCGCCAATCCGCAGCAGCAACCATTTCTCGTTCTTGGGCTTCCCCGCTCAAGGACCGCTTGGCTGTCACGGTTTCTCACCTATGGCGATCATATCTGCGGCCATGAACAATTGCGCTACATGCGCTCACTGGATGATGTGAAGGCGTGGTTTCAGCAGCCCCATATCGGCAGTGCCGAAACAGCCGCCGCGCCGTTCTGGCGCTTGATTGGCAAGGTGGCTCCTGATTGCAAAATCGTGGTGGTCCGCCGCCCGGCGCATGAGGTATTCGCCAGCCTGACCAATCTCGGCATTCCCTTTGATGGCGATACGCTGGGCAAGTCTCTGCGACGCCTGAACCGCAAGCTTGACCAAATCGAAGCGCGCCTTGATGTTCTGACGGTGAATTACGCCGATCTGGCTACGGAGGCGACCTGCAAGGCCGTGTTTGAACATTGCCTGCCGTATGCGTTTGATGCCGATCACTGGCGCAGCCTGCAAGGCGTGAATATCCAATGCGATATGCGCGCGATGATGCGCTATGCGGTCACCCATGCCCAGCATCTTGATAAGCTGGCTGCCTGCGCTAAACATCGGATCTTGGCGGATATGGCGCTAAAGCCGTCTGGCGACATGGAGGGCATGACCTTTCAAGTCGAAAGTGTCGAGGATTGGCAGCGCGACGGGCGCAGGCTGTTTGAAGATCATTGCGCCTTGGTGGGTGAAGACCCCCGTGAATGGACGCAAAAAAACTGGGACTTGTTTCGCACCATTGAGCAAGGCGGCGGGATGCAAATCACTACGGCGCGCAGCAATGGGCGCATGTTTGGGTATCTTATGACGCTGGTATCGCCGTCACTGGTCAGCGCTGGCATTACGTCGGCCTACAACTCCACGTTTTACGCCGACCCCGCTTTTCCGGGCCTTGGGGCGAAATTGCAAAGGGAATCCTTGGCCATGCTTAAAAAGCGCGGTGTGCATGATGTGTTTTTCGAGGCTGGTAGTCGTGGCAGTGGCGCACGCATCGGCAGTCTTTATAAGCGCCTTGGCGCGCAAGATCATGGGCAGGTTTACCGCTTGCCGCTGGAGGCATAAATGGGACTTGCGGCAGCAGTAGCAGGGGCGGCGGTCATTGGGGCGGGCGCTTCGATCTATTCATCCAGCACGGCGGCAAGCGCAGCAAGCGATGCGGCAGCGAAAAACAATGCGCTGCAAACCTCCATCTACAACCAGAACAGCGCAAACCTGACGCCGTATATTCAGAATGGCACAGCGGCTAGCAATGAATATAGCGGATTGCTTGGGCTTGGTGGCGATAGCAGCGCGTCTAATGCGGCTTACGACACTTGGAAGAACGCAACCGGCTATCAATCTGCCCTCAAGCAAGGGCAGGATAGTGTTACGGCTGCGCTCGGTGCAAAGGGCCTGACGGATAGCGGCGCAGCTCTTAAGTCCTTGACGCAATATGGCCAGAACTATGCCAGCAACAATTTGCAGACTTACCTGGGCAATGTTAGCACGCTTTCCGGTCAAGGTGAGAGCGCTGCATCCGCTTTGGCGGGAACGGGGCAGAATTATGCCAATTCGGTATCGAGCAACAACAACACGGCGGCAAGCGCAACGGGTAATGCAGCGCTGTCATCGTCCAATTCCATTAACTCTTTGCTAGGAAGCCTGACTAGCGCAGCGGCGCTTGGTTCAAGCTATGGGTCGGCAAACAGCAGCCTTTCTGCCGCTAACGCAAACCTGAATAGTGCTATCGGGGGTAACGCTATGTCCGATATTGGCAGCTCAATGTGGAGCGTTTAACCCATGACTGATTGGTCTATCCTTCAGCCCACGCCCAACTTTACGCAGGCTGCTCTAAGTGGCTGGCAGGCTGGGCAGCAAATGCA